TATTATGCAACTGATTTAAAGGAAGCACCAAGAATTACTCACGTACTAAGACAATCAGAAAACGATTTATTAAAAAAAATGGCTTCAGGTTTCTACAGAGAAGTGGAGCTAATGAAGCCACAACAAAAAGACAATAAGATTAAAGATAAATACAATGAAATAGAAGGAACTAAAAAAGTAGAGTCTGACGATATGATGTTCTCTATTTTAGAACTCCATGTAGATCTAGATTTATCAGATTATATTTCAGAGGATCAAGAAGACTCACTTGGAATTAAAATTCCTTACATTGTAACTATAGAAGAATCTTCAAGAGAAGTTTTATCTATTTACAGAAACTATGTAGAAGGTGATCCTAAGTTTGTTAGAAAAGATTACTTTACACACTTTAAATTTTTACCTGGTTTAGGTTTTTATGGTTTCGGTTTAATTCATATGATTGGTGGCCTGTCACGAACAGCAACTTCTGCATTAAGACAATTGCTAGACGCTGGAACACTATCTAATTTACCTGCTGGATTTAAATCTAGAGGTATGAAAGTTAGAGACGATGACCAACCTATTCAACCAGGAGAATTTAGAGATGTAGATGCACCTGGTGGAAATATTAGAGATCAGTTTCAATTACTACCTTTCAAAGAACCCTCACAAACATTATTTAACCTTATGGGATTTTGTGTAGACGCAGGAAGAAGATTTGCTTCAACTACAGACACTGCTGTTGGAGAAGGTAATCAAGCTGCAGCTGTTGGAACTACAATTGCTTTAATGGAACGTGGAAGTAGAGTAATGAGTGCTATTCATAAGCGTTGTTACTATGCAATGAGACAAGAATTTAAACTTTTATCAAAAGTTATTGCTGAATACTTACCCCCTGAATACCCTTACGCAGTTTATGGTGCTGATAGAATTATTAAATCACTAGATTTTGATGCAAGAGTGGATATTTTACCTGTTGCAGATCCAAATATTTTCTCAATGTCTCAAAGAGTTACTTTAGCACAGACTCAATTACAGATTGCTCAAACAAATCCACAACTTCATAACCTACATGAAGCTTATACTCGTGTGTATGAAGCTTTAGGAACTAAACAGATACCCGAATTACTAAAACCAGAAGTAAAACCTACTCCAAAAGACCCTGCAATCGAAAACGCAGAGGCTTTACAGATGCAAATAGCTCAAGCGTTCCCTGATCAAGACCATGATGCCCATATAGCAGCCCATTCAGCGTTTTTAAGAACTAGAATGGTACAAATTAATCCTCCAGTGTATGCTTTACTACAAGGACACATCTCTCAACACGTATCTTTTAAAGCACAGAAGGAAGTAATGGCTATGATGCAACAAAATCAACAAATGATGATGATGGCACAACAAAATCCACAACAATTTCAAATAATGCTTGATTCTGAAGTGGCTAAACGTATTGCACAAATAACTTCTGAGTTAGTTCAAGCAGAAATGCAATCAGACGGGACTAAACAAGACCCTCTAATTATGTTAAAACAGAGAGAGCTAGATCTTAGAGCAATGGATATGCAAAGAAGAGCAGAAACGGATGCTTTAAGAATTAATAATCAAGATGAACAATTTGAAGACAGATTGGATTTTGATAAAGTTAAATTAGAAACTCAAGACGAACAATCAGATGAAAGATTGGAAGTTGCAAGAGAAAAAATGAATTTAAAAAACAAAGGAGCTAAAAAATGAGTAAAAAATTAGGATTAGACGCAGCATACAAAGGTTTGAATCTTACTACAAGTGTAAATAAAAATTCAGTCTTAAACAAAATTAATTTATCAGGAAGCACAGGTATGAAAGCTTATGATTCAACAAAAATGCTTACAAATTCAATAGCACTAGGAGTAAAACAACCTAGTAAACTTACATTTGGTAAAAAAGCTTTAAGTATTGGTAAAAAAGTTTTAGGTAGAACACCAATAGGTAGAGCAGTGAATGCTGCAGTAAATATTGGAGCAGGTATTGGAGTAGGATATGGAATTGCTAAAGAAAAATTTAATAAAAAAGATGTAGATAAAAAAATGTCCGGTGGCATGATGCAAGGTTATGGTGCTGCTAGAACATCTGGAATGGGTTTAGAAGATCAATCTTTACCACCTGGAAAAATGGTTAGAGCTTCTATTGGTTTACTTGCTATGAAAAAAGCAAAAGATAAAGGCGCTAAGGGACCTGAACTATTATCTCCAATAGCAATGGCAGGAAGATTTTTTAATAAAGGTAAAATGATTAAAAAATAATGTTTAAGGATAAGCCCCATAAAGTTTCTGGCAAGAAATTTGGGCCCCCACCTAAACGTGGTCCAAACCCACAAGGTTTAAGTAAGGGAAGTAAAAAAGAAGTAAAAGTAAAATCAGGTTATCATAGAATGCCTGATGGTAGCATTATGAAAAATAGTGCTCATAAAAATTAAAGGAGCAAAGTAATGTGGTTAAGTGCAATTAAACTAGCTGTTCAAGCAGGTAGTCATATCTATAAAAACAAACAAAAAACTAAAATGCTTATGGCAGATGCACAGATGAACCATGCTCAGAAAATGAGTACGGGAGAATTAGAGTATTCTGGAAAACTTTTAGAAGCTAGACAATCAGATTGGAAAGACGAATTTATTTTAATTTTACTTTCAATGCCAATCATTATGTTAGCGTGGTCTGTTTGGTCAGATAATCCTGAACATATGGAGAAAATGGAGTTATTTTTTCTACACTTTGGAAATTTACCGTTTTGGTACCAAACAATTTTTGTTGGGGTAATTGCGAGCGTTTATGGACTTAAAGCAACAGATTTAATAAAGAGAAAATAATGTGGAAATGGATTAAAAAATTATTTACACCAAAAAGACAAGAACCTTTAATATTAGATAATGAAGTTAATAAATTAAATAAAGGTGATCTTAAAAAACTTTTAGCTCAAGGTAAGATTAAATCTATTTACAATATAAAATAAATACTATACAACTCTTTTATGATAGATGACGCTGATACAATCGGTCTTGATTACGGAGTAGTTCGTAGAGTGGCCGAGAAAAGAATTGAATCGCTAAAGAACACTATAGTGCACCAGGTTGACAATCTAGAGCAACTTCACTATATTAGAGGGCAAATCAAAGGCCTAGAGTCTTTGCTTCAGGATCTTAAAGACCTGCAGCTTAAACAGGAGCGACTAAATGACGGCGAACTCAACAACTTCGGGAGAGACCCCGAAGGTTAAAACAGCATTACTTGATGCTTATAAGACAAAAGAAGAAATCCAAGAAACAAGATTAGATGCTGATTCAGTATCTAAAAATATCAATCTTTTAGAAAAACTTCCTACCCCAACGGGTTGGAGACTTTTAGTACTGCCTTATGCAGGACCTAAAAAAACTAAAGGTGGTATTTTATTAACAGAAGCAACTTCTGAAACAATACAGATGACAACCGTATGTGCATACGTATTGAAAGTTGGAGATCTAGCCTACAAAGATAAAACAAAATTTCCAGAGGGGCCTTGGTGTAAAAAAGGTGACTGGGTAATTTTTGGAAGATACGCAGGTTCTAGATTTAAGATAGATGGCGGAGAAGTTCGTCTTCTAAATGATGATGAAATTATTGCTAAGATTAAAGATCCAGAGGATATAAATCATCAATATTAATACATACGCAAAAACAGGAGCTAATAATGTTAGAAAAAAGTGATTATCAAAAAGATAATGATACCTCCAAAGAGGTTGAACTAGATACCGATGGTATCGAAGAACAAACGATTCAAGTTGAAGAAAAAGAAGTTGAATCAAATGAAGATGAATCCCCTAGAGAAGAAGTTGATTTAGGATATACAGAACCTAAAGCACCAGGAATTGAAGGTATTTCAGTTGAAGAAAAAGAAGAAAAAAAAGTTGACGACTTATCAGATGTATCCGAAAAAGTAAGAAGAAGAATTGATAAACTAACTTTTAAAATTAGAGAATCTGAAAGAAGAGAAAGAGCAGCTTTAGAATATGCTAAATCTATTCAATCTAAATTAGATGATTCGGAAACTAAATATAATAAAACTAGTAAGAGTTATGTTGAACAATACTCAGCTAGAGTAGTTGCAGAGCAGGAAAAAGCAAGACAATCTTTAAAAGATGCAATTAATGAACAAGATGCAGATAAAATAGCTGATGCAAATTCTTTAATGGCTAAGTTAGCTATTGAAGCAGAAAAAGCTAAAATGACTGCAGCTGAAGAAGAGGAAAGAGAAGCAAATAGAAAAACACAAGTTTCTCGACAAAATACTCAACCTCCTCAAAATCCTACTTATCCAGAACCTTCTAAAAATGCTCAAAAATGGGCTGATAAAAATGAATGGTTTGGGTCAGATAGAATTATGACAAGTGCTGCCTTTCAAATTCACCAAGATCTTTTAGACCAGGGGTTTGACGTAGAGAGTCAGGAGTATTATAATGAAATTGACAAAACGATGAAGGATAATTTCCCTCATAAATTTAGTCGTCAGGAGCCAAAGAAAATCGTTCAAACTGTGGCCTCTGCTCAACGAAACCAAAACGGACGCCGATCAGTGAAACTCACTCGTTCACAAATAGCTATCGCTAAAAAATTAGGGGTGCCACTAGAGGAATACGCAAAATACGTGAAGGAGAATGCAAATGGATAATACTATAAAAAGAACCTCACGCGAGTCAGAAAGCAGAAAAGAAACTATGAAAAAAACTGCTTGGGCTCCACCGTCCAGTTTGGATGCACCGCCTGCACCGCAGGGATACGCACATAGATGGATAAGAACATTTGTGGCTGGGTTTGAGGATACGGCTAACGTAACTAAAAAACTTAGAGAAGGTTGGGAATTTGTAAGAGCAGATGAGATTCTTTCAAACCCGAGCTTAGGGCTATATCCTGTAATTAAGTCAGGTCAATACGATGGATGCATAGGAATTGGAGGCCTTGTGTTGGCAAGGATACCGGAAGAGATTTTAAAGTCGCGCGCTGAGTATTTTCATAAAATTACTCAAGACCAAATACACGCTGTAGACAATGATCTTATGAAGGAACAGCAACCAGGGATGCCAATCAATATTGAAAGGCAATCTCGAGTGACCTTTGGCGGTAATTCTAAGAAATAATTTCTTAACGATAACTACCTAAGGCGGCTAATATAAATAAACATAATAGGAGAAAAACATAATGTCAAACCAAGTAGAGAAGTTCGGTCTTAGACCTTACAGAAAACTAGACGGTACACCATTAGTTGGAGCTCAGAACAGATACACTATTGCAAGTAACTACGGAACTGCAATATTTCAAGGTGACATGGTAATTCCAGTTACTGGAGGAAATATTGAAAGATACCCGGGTAATACTTCAACAGCTGTTGTGGGTGTTTTTAACGGAGTGTTTTATACAGATCCTACTACGCAAAAGCCGACCTTCAAGAACTACTACCCAGGTGGAGTTGCAGCAGCTGATATTACAGCATTTGTTGTTGACGACCCTGATGCAGTATTTCTAGTTGATGCTGATGCAACGTTCGCAAGAGCGGATCTGTTTCAAAACTACTCTGTTACGGCAGTTAGTGGAAATACAACAACTGGAAATTCGGAGCAGCAATTAGATGTAAGTGTTTCAGGAACTACAGCAACATATGTCGTGCAAGCGATAGATATTTGCCAAGATCCTGATAACTCAGACACTAGTTCAGCTAATGCGAATATTTTAGTTAGAATCAACAATCACTTCTACAGAAGTGGCACAGGTATATAATAGGAGTATATAAATATGGCTATATCACGATCACAACTAGTTAAAGAACTAGAGCCAGGTTTGAATGCACTATTCGGCCTGGAATACAACAGATACGAAAATCAGCATGCGGAAATTTTCCCAGCTGAGGCGTCTGACAGAGCTTTTGAAGAAGAAGTAATGTTAAGCGGTTTCGGTTCAGCACCGGTTAAACAAGAGGGTGCTGGAGTAGTGTTCGATCAAGCTCAAGAGACTTTTACAGCTAGATACACACACGATACAATCGCATTAGCATTCTCTATTACAGAAGAAGCTATTGAGGACAATCTGTACGACAGACTTGCAGCTAGATACACTAGAGCACTTGCAAGATCTATGTCTAACACAAAACAAGTCAAAGCGGCTGCTGTTTTAAACAATGCGCAAGTAACAACTGTAACTGGTGGAGACGGTGAATCCCTAATCGGAAACGCTCACCCATTAGCAACAGGCGGTACTTTCTCAAACGTTCTTGCAACTGCTGCTGATTTGAATGAAACATCGCTTGAACAATCTTTGATTGACATTGCGGGTTTTGTTGACGAAAGAGGTCTAAAAGTTGCTCTTTCTGGCAGAAAAATGATAATTCCAAAAGAATTACAATTCACTGCTGAAAGACTGATGAAATCACCTCAAAGAGTTGGCACAGCTGACAATGACATCAATGCGATGGTAAACATGGGAATGATTCCTGAAGGATATAGAGTTAATAACTTCTTATCTGACACTGATTCATTCTTTATTCTTACTGATACGCCTAACGGATTTAAACATTTCGTTAGATCACCTATCAAAACTGCTATGGAAGGCGACTTCGATACAGGGAACGTAAGATTTAAAGCTAGAGAAAGATACAGCTTCGGCTGGTCTGACCCTAGAGCCGTGTTTGGTAATGGAAACTTACCTACAAGCTAATAATCGTTTAGATTAAATACCTAGCGGTATTACTTAAAAGGGACGGTGTTCACATCGTCCCTTTTTTTATGTATAATACAATAACTGAAATAATTAACATTTGATGTAGACCGATTCAGCGGACGGCCTAGAGACTACATTGGATAAACTAGGAGAATAATATTATGGCAAACACAACTTTTACAGGTCCGGTAACTTCCCTTAATGGATTTATTGG